AAAATTATAATTATATAATATTTTAGTGTAATTGAAGAATCTTTTCGAATTTTAGTTTTATAATACGTATTCCGATTTTCATACGTATTTCTTCGATTACCATAACTGTTCTCCTTATTAACAGTTAATTCCACCCAAAAATGTCAAAGCCTTAAAATCATTGGTCAGAATGATAAAACAGGTTTAGACTAGCTGAAGGCTTTCGCAGTCAGGCGAGACCGAGTAGTTTGAAATCCTTAAACTAGTAATGGTGGACATCGCAAAAGCTAATATTATATTTGGTTTTACGGTCATCAAATATAATTTAGTTAGATGAAAACGGTCAATCCTACTTGGTAACAAGTAGAAAAAACAGTTAAATGTTTTCAGAGAGGAATAAAAGGTACCTCTCTTTTTTTTATTTTTTAAGTGTGTTAGCTGCGTGATTGTCTTTATTTCTAGTATTATTACTATACCTTTGGAATTACCCATTGCCACTATTATATTACTATAATAGTTTAGTAACTAGAACCTAACAAGAGTTCCCCGCAATTAAAGAGGTTTATACTCGACAGTGTGATGGTTTATCGAGTCCTGGAAGATAGGAATTACTGAATTGAACTGAATCTATAAATTTAGTAGCCATTTTTTCAGGATCTACTGTAAAATCAATATGTGGATACCATTTATAAATTCTTCCATTTGCTTCCACTACATCAGTTTCTGTTGTAGATAATACATGTATTTCTGCTAAGAAAATACCAAATTCATCAAGAAGAGGATAACGTGTTACTAAACAATGTTTATCTCTAGTAACTTCTTCAGCCGCCATATATAAAACATCTGTCCATGTCATTGGACGATATACTAATGATGATATATCAGAGTTATCGGTAGCATCCATTCGTTTACCTCTAAAACGAAGATAGTATTTTTTAGTTTTGTCTGTAGTTGGAATTTCTATAGTATTAAATCTTGATTCAGGGTCTTTGATATAAGTATCAATCATTTTCTTAAAATATTTTTCAGTAAAATAAGATTCAGGATTTAATAATTTGATAGTTGATACTATAGGTTGATTGTTTTCGTCTTTATTATCTGGATTATAGATTACTTTTGATAACTGCTCATCAAAAATGTTTCTTTCAAAGAATGTTTTAATCCAGTACATAATAAATGGATAACATAAACTACAAACTTGAGATATAGGAACTGCAGCATGTCTAAAGTCTGTTATTAACTCATTAGGTTTTTCTGCATGAAATGTTGGAGCTGTTATAACTGTACGTGTACAATAGTCAACGTTTCTTCCCATAAGATATTTACGTAATAATCCTTGTTTTTTCTCCAGTTTAGTTTTAAAATAATTATAAATATCAACAAGTGTATTTTGAATATTATAATTTGTAGTATTAAATTGGAAATCAAACATATCTCTTTCTTTGATAAGTTGAGCATTACGTATTAACTTAGCGTAGAACTGATTTATCTCTCCAGTTTTACCGCTACCATTTTCATTAAATGAAATATCACGGTAAAATGGTGGAATTACAATACAATATCTTGTAAAGATTTCATTTTTTGGTGTTTTGGTAATCAAATCAATTCTTTCATTTCTCATACCAAAATCTGGTGATTTTTCCCATTTTATTTTTTCCCAATTATTATATAGAAATTCTATTCCTGTTTCTCCAGCTTCATCAGGAATGAGGGCTCCTTCATTGTTAATTGACATATAGAGTTCACCATTAACAATCTTTTCAATGTTACGAAAGAGACGTTTCATTACTTTATAAATATGAGGATGGAAAAAGTATCCATGAAGATCTATGTAACCAAAGGTTTCTTTACGTGATTTTGTAGTGATGCCAAATATTTCATTTGATATTAATCCTTTTGGATGTGGAATTCCACCTCTTTGAAAGAGGATTGAACTAGTCACTTCTTGTAAGTGGTTAAGCTCAATAAATTCCTTAGTATCAAATAAGCTTATTCGCATTTAATCACATCCTTTCCTGTAATTAAAGAATTGTTTTTTGACTAAAAATAGATAAAAATGAATAAGAAGAATGAATATAATATTTATTATATTCATTCTTCTTATTCTATTTTATTTTTCACAAGGTTCATGTTTTAATTCTCTTAATTCATTTATTAATCCATTAATAAATGAATCACCATGTTCTTGTAAATATTTTTCATATCTATATTCAATTGCTTGCATTGTATAAACTTCAATATATCCCTTTTCAATAGCTTTATAATATTCAAGGGTAATAAATGAACGATTACTTTCCTTATCCGATTCTATTAACAATTGAACATTACCGGATATTATATCTTGTTTTTCATGCAACGAGCAAAACTGCTCCTCTGTTGAATCTAATCGCTTTCGAAGTTCATCATCAGATTCTTTGCTCGTTTTTTCTACTGTTCTAATAGTTTCTGATAAGTCATCTACCTTCTTATCAATTGCTATCATATTTGTTCGTATTTCTTTAACACCACTCATTAATTCTAGCATTTGCTGTTTAAATTCAGCATCATCAATACTATCCCGTTGTTCTTTTCTGACTTTTCTATCATGTTTTTTAAAGAAATCCCTAGCAGATTTGTTAAATGCGATTATAAATCCACCACCTACAACTATTATAGCAAGAGCTACTCCAAGTCCTGGAGCAACTGTATTAAGCCAATTTATAACAGTAGATTCCATCACGATCATCTCCTTCAAAAAGATATATTTTTATTTATATGTTTTTCGAAAGAATGATAGAGAAAAGGATTTTTGATATCCTTTTCTCTATATTATTTATGATAATTTAACTTTTATAAAATTTGCTAATTTATATTGTGTAACATCTGACTCATTAAAGCCTAAATCAATTATATCAACTGGATATGATGAAAACATATCATTGTGAGTAATTAAAAAGTTTTGTTCAGACCCAATTCTTTCAATCTGATTTTCGAGTATTCTTATGAATTTTTCTCTATTATTACTATCCAATGGTCCATCTATTTCATCTAATAGCATTATATTATAATTCGATAATGCTTGTGAAGCTAAACCAAATGATAAAGCTATAGATAGAAAACTCAGCTCACCCTGTGATGCATATTTTACATCTCTTATACGTTTACCTCTATTATAAAAAGGTATAGTAAACTCTGATGGAGTTATACAAAAATCATCAATGTATATTTGTCCATCATAAGCAATATCAAGTAATTCATTTGTTATCTCTTCAGTATTACCAAGATAATTCTTAATATAATAAAGTGACATACCTTTGTTTGATGATAATGCTTCTTTAATAAGGGACATTTCATCATATTTAGAATTGAAATTATCCAGCTCTTTTTTAAGTGACTTATATTGATTTAAATCATTAAGGTATTTCTGAATCTTTTCATTAAGATTATCAATATTAAATTTACACTTAGATATTTCAATATCTAGTTCAGATATTTTTTTCTTATTAGTTATATATTTATCATAATCACTTGATAATGTATGGACTTCATCACTTATCTCTTCATATTTTTCAAATGTTTCTTTTAATTCGTATAAGTATTCAACAGTATTTTTATTAGCTATCATATTTTCATTAATATCAGAAATATTAGCCTTTAAGTCACTTACTTTATCATCATATTCACTGATTTGATTTTCTATATTTTCAATCTGTTGTGATAGATATCCAATATTCGAATGAGATTTAAATAATTTCATTTCATCCTCTATTTTTTCTCTTTTAAAAATTAACTCATTATAATCACTATATTCAGTAATCATTGAAAGAAGATTATTGATTTCTTTCTCATCATATATTGGCTTTAAGCTTTCTATATTTGTATAGATATTCTCAAGAAGAAAACCGTTTCTAATATTCTCTGGTAATTTCTCTATCAATATTTTATAATCAGCAAATGATGTTAATACTTGTGCAATATTTTGATATGCATATTCCATATCTTTATAAAATGAAATATCATGTTTTTCTTTTTTATTTACTTGGTTATTTTGTAATAAATTATGAACTTGAACCCAAAGCTTTTTAGCTTCACAATCATCTTTCTCACAATTTAATTTCTTTTCATCAAATGTAAATCTTGATGAAAGTGATTGTAAAAATATAGAATTAGTATCATCATTATCATCAATATTCATAATATGAGAATTAACATAATTCATTACATTTTTATTTTCTCTTAATAATGATACTATTTTTCTTATAATTTTTTGACCAAATTCATAAGTTTTATCTAATACCTGTTGAGTATTTTTAATATAGACAATAAACTTTTCAATATCATTTAATGAATAATCTGGTGAATAATCACCAATATTATCTTCAGCAAATCCAATATTAACTGAGATTTTTCTATGTTCATCGGCTAGTTTTTCATAGTCTTTGTTTATATTTTCTTCTTTTTGATATTGAATCTTTAATCCCCTCAATTGCTCAGAAAGATTATTTAAGAGAGTAAGATGATTCTGTATTACAATATTATTAGCACTAATTTCAGTTTCTTGTTGCAATATTTTATTTTCATATTTTCTGATTTGTTCTTCATAATATTTAGCATCTGTAGATTCTAAATCATCTTTTTGTTCAAGTATCTTATTCATTTTATTTATCTTTTTTACTGAAGCTGAGAGTTTGTCTTTTAAAGTTAATGGATCTTCAATATCTTCAATTTCATGTTTATATATAGATATCTCGCCAGATAAATCTCCATATCTTTTTTGTTCATCTTCCATATTTTGTTTTAATATATCAATCATATCTTTGGTATCTTTTTTATCATCAATACCAAGTCTATGTATTTTATCCACTGTATGAGAAATCATTTCTTTAACCTGTCTTAAATCAGTATTAACTTTTTTATAGTATGTAAGATATATACCAATCTCATCAAGCAATTTACTCATAAATGTTTTTCTTTCAGTTTCAGATAAATCTATCATAGATGTAACATTGCTACCAAGTCTAATTAATTTCAAATAATCAGGTTCAATACCAAGTTCTTCTTTGATAATTTCTTTAAATGAACGAACGTTACCATTTGGATTTAGTTCTTCATCGTTTTTTGTAATATATGATTTAACGGAATGATTAGCATCTTTATGATGTGTATAAAAATGCTTAATAATATAAATATTATCATCACTCTGTATATGTAGTTCTTTATATCCGTCTTTATTTGGTAGTATTAAATTAAGTGCATTACGTACATCTAATGAACCTAATTCAGCAAATGGATTAAGTAAACTCATTATAGTGGTTTTACCACTACCATTAGGTCCTATTATTAAACATATTTTATTATCCGTTTCAGGAAAATCTATTGTGAGTTCATGTGCATTCATAGCATTTTCAATAGCACTAAAATTTTTTAATATAACTTTTTTTATTTTCATTATGTAATTTTCACTTCCTAAATAAATTATTTATTTATGAATACGTTGAAAAAGATATAAACAAATAGATAAAACTGTATTAACAATTCCAAATTTAGGTAGATTTATATAGATTTTATAAAATATAGTTGATTTTTATTTTAAAATTACATTTAATACAGATTTTTTATTTATAAGCATAATTGAATTAAATGATTTCATAATTGCTATCTAGGTTTGTTCTTAATATATTTAAATTTGCTTTTAATGTAATGAACGATATTTTTGTTTTCCGCTCTGACATAAGCCTCATAAATAGAGTCTGTTTTTTCCTCCTATAATAATTTTTTTTGGGATACAAATGACCTTCCGTATGAAATTTTTTTGAAATTTAATTTTAGTTGAATATTCATAACATAAATAACGCTCTAGTTCATTACATTTGCCTAATAACAAGAAAAGGTACATGAGTTTTCGTTGCTCATGTACCTTTTCTTTTATTTTAATTTATAAATAGTTTTTGTCATATCATTAATATATTCTACATTTACACATATTAAAATTCTATATGTAAAATATGTAGATTTATTATTGAAATAAATTGTCATTGTTTTATAATCAATTTTATAATCTAATCCTTCATGCATTAGTTTTCCTTGTCGTCGAACCTTTATATCTAAAAATTCTACTAATGGTAAACCATTATCCAAATGATATTTGATAACCGCTCTTGTAGAATTATTAAGCATCTCATCAATACATACTGAATCCATTTCTTTTTCCAATCTACATGAAGCTTTGTTATACAAATGCCATCCTGGACGAAGATTTAAATCTTCTTTTGTAAGCACATCTGTAAAAACAGGTATAACTTTACTATTTTCCATATCAATCTTAGGTAATTTAATATCATAGATATTATCAGAGAATATATAATAAAAACCAGTACTATAGAATTCCAACCTAATACTAAATGTTACTTGATAAGAATTCATAACATGTCCTACTTTTTCTCCTTCATCCCATGATAAATCAGTAAATAAAGTATCAATATTTGTAGGATAATATCTATAAAATTCTCTTGTACCTGAGCTACCTTGTAATTTATATGTAACTGGTGTGATTGAATTTTGCTCTAAATATTGTACAAAATCCCTTGTAGAATTTTCTTGATTATATAGCGGAACATGACTTATATCAGAAATGATTTTTAACATTTCTTGAGGAATATAACTTTCAAGACAAGTTTGAATTAATCTTGGATGTCCCCATGGAATTGCATTTTCTAAATAATGTACATAATCAATTTGATTCATTAATGTGGAGAATACCATGACAACATCAACCATCATTACAGATCTATTTTGTTGAAATTTAACTAGTAAATCTTTAGATGGGTCATGAAAAAAAGGCTGTAAATTAGACCAACCCCAAGTTGAATATAAATCAGTTTGTCTTTCAATTAAAGGCGTGCCTTTTAAAAATCTATCTTCATCATGTGTTCCAATTCTTGGTCTAAAGATTATCATTGGTTTTGTTTTCTTTAATATTTCATGTCCTGTACTCCTAATTTGTCTATGTGCAATCTGAGAGTTCACATGAATAGTTTTGAATAAATTTTCTGGCATAAGATCAAGTACATAATTTTGAATCCATGCTAGCACATTACCATATGTATGTGACATACTACTCATCATTGAAACAAATCTCTTATCATTTTTTTCTGATGCATTATCTATATAAATTGTATTTGGTGAATATGAATTTTTTAAAAGTTCATCTTGTTCTTTACGTATTTTTTCACGTTCATAAGCATACATAAACTTATTAATCCTCCTTTTCACATATCATTTATTATTTTGTTTTTTAATGATTGTGTTATAAACAAGATTAATAAGGAGAGTGAATATAATGCATAATGAGACACACAAAAGAAAAAAAATTATTTGTATAGTAGGCGAATCTTGTTCGGGTAAAGACACATTAACAAGATTAGCAATTGAAATGTATCCATTGTATTATAGAGGAAGTTCATCAAGGATGAAAGAAGTTGTATCTTATACAACTAGACCAATGAGAAAAAATGAAACTCAGGGTGTTGAGCATATTTTCATATCAACTGAAGAAGCAGAAAAAATAAAACAAAACCAAACTTTACTTGCATATACAAAAATAAAAAATCCTGATTTTCAAGGTGAAGGATTTGAATATTTTACAACAGTAAACCAACTTGGAGAATTTAATACATATATTATTGATCCTAATGGTATTAATTCAATGAATAGTTTAGTATATAATGGAATCGTTGAATTGTGTATAATATATATTAAAACTCCAAAATTTATCAGATTCCTCAGAAGTAAAAAAAGAGGAGATGATAAGATAGCTTATTATAATAGAATAAATAATGAGAAAAAACAATTTGAATTATTCCACACTATGATTAAATATAATGGATACGATAATGCTCATGTAATACATAATATCTTTGGATTTAAACATTCAAAAGCAAAACGTATTTGCAAGATTGCAAACAAATTTTTATAAAAAATAAAGGTAATACACAAATTAATGTGTATTACCTTTTATTTTTATTTGTTTATCATACACTCAATAAACTTATGAATCTTTTTATCATTCATGATAAAATCAACATAAGCTAATGCTCTTACTCCGACAGACAAATTAACATTATTATTTACGTTAGTGTAGTTTGTCATTATTAATGGTGATGCACTAAAGAATGAATCATACATCATTGGTCGTTTAGTATATTCTGATGTGATTATAATCTGATGACCTAGTTCTTCGATAAGCTTAACAAGATCATCTTTTCTTGTTGCACCCTCAAAATACTTGAAGTTTGGAAGATATGATAAATGAGTATCATTAGTTGAGATCATATAAGCTAATCTCATAATTGTATAGATAGCCATATCATCTTCCATAAATGCTTCAGATAAAACATTTGATGTCATTCCTTCTCGCAGTTCTTTAACTGCAGCAAAAATCTGAGTATTTAGTTTCTTTTGTTTTATCTTCTTTTTACCATAGTGTGAATTAAAAAGATTCTTCAAAAGAATATTACTATAATCCTTTTTATCATTCATCATTATAATGACTAAACTTCTTATGTCATTAATCTGATTCTTAAGATAAAAATAAGAATATTCGTCAATACCAAACTTTCTTTTATCAGTTTTGTAACGATTTTTATTCACTTTACCAAGTCGACTCTTGATATTATTTATATAAGTTGTCAAGAATCTGCATTTAAACAGAATACTCGTAGTGTTATACACGTTATTCTTTTCCCAATCCAAATTACTTATTGAAGTAAATTCATATTGGTTTATTTCTGTTGGACCTGATACAGTGCCATATCCATCACTTGACGTAAACCAATCATCTGGATCAATTCCATTCAGAATAGTTATTATCTTTGACAGATATAGTTCAGATCTCATTAATGATATCTGATAATAATTATCAGGTTCAGAAAATATATCAGGTTTCTTCAATTTGATGCCAATATTCTTATCAAGATTATTGACTTCATTAACAAGATCGTCGATATACCTTCTTTCAATTTTATTTTTCTTAGCCATTATTTTTATTCCTCCTAAAAATATTATTTTATTATTTTTATGATTACTCATCAATAAAATAATATATAACTAAAAGAATGAGAACGATAAGGAATGACCTTATCGTTCTCATTCATATTTAGGATAAGAATATAATTAAGCTTCAGTTGTATCGAACCAGAGGCAAGAATAAGAAGGAGTTTCAGTACCAACATATGTAGGAACGAGACCATCTAACTTCTTCTTGTCAGCGGCACTCATCAGACCATGTACAGTCTGTGTAGCATCATTATAAGTTGTATTATCAGGAGTTGCCCAAGTGCCATCTCCTCTAAGGAATTGACCCTGTTTACCAGCAGCTGGAGCAGGTACTAAACCATGAGTACCAGCAGTAGTAGCAGATGCACCCTTCAAATCATTATAAGTTGTATTCTGATAATATACAACGCCATCAATAATAGGTGAAGCTGTATAACCAGTTGCACTTGAAACAGTAGATGTAGTCTTAACACCACCAAGAGTTGTAGAAGCTGTAGGCAGTACGTACTTATTAGCACCTTCTGCAATACCATCTAACTTCTTCTTCATGGCAGCAGTCATAAGACCGTGAGCTGCATCAGTTACATCATCATAAGTTGTATCTGTGAACTTAGCATTAGCAGGGACACTAGATGCAATAGTGTAACCACTATCCTTAACAGTAGCACCATCAGCACCCCAAGTTACAACATGATTAACTGTTGTACCGGAAGCGAGAGCCTTAACCTGTTTGTCGTTAGTTACATTACCAAGACCGATATTAGTTGCTGTAATATTTACATTACCCTTACGGTATGCTGTTTCAGCACCACCCTTGATTCCAGTTACAGAGTCAGTGTTATCGATCTTATTCCATCCAGCACCTGTTGATACAAGCCAGTCTCCAGTATTGATATCAAGCTTTGCAATATCACAAACGCCAGAAGCGATATAGTAAATACCCTCATTTGCCTTGTAACCAGTCTGTGCTGTATCATCATTTGTAAGTGTGATTGTATCAGTAGTTACACCGAGCTTCTTCTTAGCACTTGAAGTAAGAGTTGCTACGTTACCTACTACAGTACCACCATATATCATCTGACCAAGAATATAGTCAGGAAGATACTTAGTAGAAATCTTATTATCAGCATCAATAAGATTGTTAGTACCATCAGGATTCTTCTTGAGGTATGTTTTTCCAGCTGTTGCAGGAGTTAGATAATCAGTATCTGCAGTAAGCTTATTCTGCTTAGCATTCCATGTAGTTCTTTCAGCAGCAGTAATATGAACCGTGGTATCACCAGTATGCTTAGTTAAATCTGCAGCTGCAGCTCTAGTAGTATCAGTTGGGTGAACGTGGTCAGCTCTTGCTACAGTAGTTGCAGTACCAACAGAAGCAGTGCCATTTGCCTTAAGAGTAGCAACAGCAGTTTCAAAATTTGCATTAAATGCAGTACCTTCGTCACTTGCTACAACAGTTCCGGCAGTTGAAGTTGTAAGTACCTTATTTGCAGCAGTACCAACCTTACCGTCATTAGTAATATTACCATGAGCGTGTGAAGCAGCAGCTTTACCATCAATCTGAGTCTGAACATTGCTCGTTACACCAGATAAGAAGTTAACTTCTGCAACAGTAGCAGTTACATCAGTTACATCAGCAAGCTTATGTGTATGTGTTGTGTTAGCCTTACCATTAAGCAATTCTGTAATTGCCTTCTGTGTAAGTGCACCATCAGTATTCTCACCAGTAGCAGTATAAAGCTTAGTGAGACCACTTACTGTAGCAGTACCTGTCTTATAATCTGAACCAACTACATTAAATGTCTTGGTAGTACCATCACCATATGTTACAGTGATTTTCTTACCATCAGTAGTTGTAACACTCTTAATATAAGTGCTTTCGATTTCCTGTCCTGCACCATCGTTAGTAGCAGCATCAGCAAGCTCTACCTTATCTTTGAATGCAAGAGTTCCGAGTTGATTTAAAACTCCTGTTAACTTGGTAACACCAGTAGGGAGTTTTGAATTGCTGACATCTTCATGGAAGATAACGTCATTGGATGTAGTGGTAGGGTAAATGATTTGTATTGTTTGATCACTACCAACTACAATAGAATTTTTAATGGTTGAGTGTAAATACTCAGTATTTGTAGCCATGTTTTATCACCCTTTATCAATAGAATTTAAATAAAAAATATTTATTTATAATAATGTATAGTGTGGAAAGTCCTCATTAAACAAAGCATAGCGAATATAATCATCTAATACAATAGCAACCAATGATAAAAAGAACCATACTATAGTAAAAAGAAGACAAACCTGACCATTAATATTAAGGGGTAAATCTGAATAATCCCAGATATCCCATCCTAATTTTATGTTCAGAATATATCCAGAGATATATTCTATTACTGTAATAATTATTGCACTTATACCCATTTGTTTTAAAATTGATAAATTCCATGGATACCAATTATTTAGTCCACCTATTAATACACCACATAATCCACCATCTATTATCATTGACCAGTGGGAATAACCCCTAAATAATATTTCAATAAAATAATATGATAATCCACAAATAAAAAACAAAATGGAATATTTTAATATAGACAAAAGAATCTTATTTATTTTTTGTCTTAATTTTATTTTCATCATCAATACACCTTTCTCTCAATAAAAAGAAGTGTATACATTTAATAATGTATACACTTCTTTTATTTTATTCAGTCACTGTTTCTTCAACAGAAATATTCTCAGACTTAGATACCTCAGTTGTATCAGGAGTCTCAGCGTTATCTGCAGGGAATGAGATAACCGGATTCTGCAGTGTTTTTATTACAGAAATAATAACTTCCATGTTCTCAACACCTGAAATCTTCAGAGTATTAAGACTATTAAGTACATTATTAACACTTTCCAGGTTATAACCTACAATATATTTTTCTGTCTGCTGATTTTCGTTTCCCATTATGAAAACCTCCTATTATTTATTTTAATAGATTGTAAGTGTAATATTATTTTATAATATTGTCATAAATTAACATTTGATAGCAAGATAACCATTATAAAGATACTTTACATCATCAAGCATAAAATATGTCTCTTGTCCCTTAAATGGGCATGAATGAGTAAAAAATACATCTTTACAATAATCATCAGATCCAAGAACTCTTACAGGATTCAATAATGTGATATCATCTGTTTTAGGATATGATGGGTCAATAGTAAATAAACAATCTTGGTCATTTACTGACATTCTTGTATCACAAGTTATATAATTATTTTTTAATGGATTAGAAGAATTATATGTATATAATGCTTCATTAGATTTTTCTGGAAATGCTGATGTTGTTATTACTGCAACTTCATTGTTATTTGTTTTTGATAAAATAAAACAAGCATTAGAAAATTGTGATTTATTTGTTTGATCAATAAATGAAAAAGCTATAACATTTTCTGTAATATATACTTCATATATTCTATTAAATCTAGTTCCATATTGTCTATTCACATCATTCGGCATTGCTCCTGGTCGTTGATATGATGCATAATTCGTATAAATATAAGGAAACATTGTATACTTTGCATCATATTCTAAACTATATGAAGATGTAAATATAAATCTACTAATAATATTATTAAATGATGGTGAATTTTCAATTTGGTTAAAAATATCAAAAGATCCACAGTTATCAGAATAAGAATTCTTTTCATTAAATTTCGGATTAGAGTAAGTTAAGTTTACTTCAAATTTTAACCAATCACATTTATTATTCATCAATTCACAAAATGATGTACAGAAATCCTTTGAATTTGCAGTTATATTTAATATTTGTATTCTTCCCATAATAAATCACCTTCATTCTTGTAAAGCAAACATGCCATTATATAACCAATTTTTTCCTTGAGCATTAATTATACATGGAGTTTCTATCGGACTATTTAACGTAAAATAACAGTTTTTAACTATATCATCATCTCCGCATACTGGGGGACTGGGTCAAAACTCATCATTGATGATTTAGAAATTTCTGATATTTTATATGGTAAAACATAATTTGTTAATGAATTCAATGATACACAATATATATCATTTACATAATCATTGCTTTTTATTATTTTACCAGGTACATACTTATTACAAATAATAGCTATATTATCATTCTTAGTTTTACTAATAATAATAGCACCTTTTGAGTATTCTGATTTATCATCAGGATTGATCATTGTAAATGATATTGCATTTGATGTAAAATATATTTCACTAAATGCTTTATAATGTGTATAATAATTAAATGACAGATTATCTGTATTATATATAATAGGTTCTACTTCTGAAGATCCAGCAGTATTTATAATAACACCAGTTTTAACATTAGTTGCATTTCTATATATAGTCATAATTGGATTGTCATTATATAAAAAATTTAATCTAGAATACACAGGATCGGTGCTACCATTAAACGTATATGTACATGATAATCCAAGTTTTTTAAATTCTGTTGATTTATTTAATATATCATTTATAACTTTAAAATGATAATCATCTGATTTAAAGTTACTTAGATTTGCTGCAATATTCATATTTGTGATTTTTATCTTTTTTATCATTTTTACACCTTCTTTAAATTATTCATTCTTTATTATTTTGTTTTTTTATAAGAAAAAGATGATGAGTAGAAATTAATCTACTCATCATCTTTTATATTTTATTCTGTTTCAGTTTCTTTATTAGTTGTATCTTCAGTTACACTAGAATCAGTTTTGTTATTAACCGCAGGTTTATAATCGGAGAAATCAATATCAATAGCTTGAGCTTCCTCTTTAGAAAGAGCTTCTCTGATTTTTATTTCTTGTTCTTGCTGATATGTAACGATTGGTTTAACTGTATTAAGCATCTGCAGATATAAACCAACGAGTGCTTCAAATGTATAAGGTTCACAAAGACCGTTGGTTTCATTCCATGTAAGAGGAATATCAACACCGATAGCTTTTGCATAAGTATAAGCATTAAGGACACCAGTTAACTGGTTCTGCTTATCTTCAGTAATAGTATATGTCTTAGTCTTACCATCTTCAGTAGTAACAACCATTGGATGGTCATAAAGATACTGTTTAAGATTCTTCTTATTCTTCTTAATAAGATATTCCTTTAAATCATTGAGAGATAAACTATTTTCATCTACATTATATGTTAATTCATTTATAATGTCGTTAAGTGTATTAATCTCTTCTGTTGCCGACTTAGGAGGGAATACCTGATTACCATCAATATCACTGATAATATTGGTCTCAGGATTATATAACATTCCAACCTTAACTGTACTATCACAAGGAATACCATATTCACAATCATAGTTTTTTCTCATATCGTTTAATGATACTAAATTTGTTACATCACAAATTCTATCAACGATATATTTATAGCTTTCATCACTCAGTCCAACATTACTGCCGACTACCTTGATAAGAGCACCCTTCATAGAAATCACAGTCCTTTCATAAACAAAGTTTTTTATTTAAATGTCTGTTTTTATTCTTTAATTTTATTTTCTAATTCAAGAACTCTAGCTTTAAGTTTTTGAATCTGATCAATTGCTAATGCAATAAACTCGTCATATCTAAGTGCATATTCAGAGTCATGCCCGTTATCTAATAAGTAATTAATTGTTGAATCTTTAACATCAACTATATTACCATTTTCATCTTCAGATACTTCTCTACCTTTAATATTGATTTTATCAATAACAGCAATATCCTGATTAGTTAGATTTGATTCATTAAGTGCATTTTCAACTTCTTGAGCAACAAAACCAGAATGTGTTCTTCCACTATTTCCAAAAATATATTTAAACGTTCTCGGAGTAAGTTTATCAAAGAAATTATCATATCTTTCGTCGAAAGTATTAAAGTCTTTTTTAAGATTTTTATCTGATGTTACAGATACAGAGGTATCTCTAAGATATATAGATTTTCCCCTTAATCTGGTATTCAAGCTGCTACTACCTACGTTAACATTATCAGTAGAACTCAAACCAAGTATATCATGAGTAGTATTCTGTGTTGTAGTACCTCTCATATATTTAGCATTATTAAATGTGACACTACAATCAGAATGACAAGGTTTGTTAATATTAATACCAGTATCAATTAAAACTGTTGTACCGGAAGCTGTTGATATATTAATATTATTTCCCTTGAATGTTATCGCATTTCCTTGACTAAACATTTCTAAGTCTTCATTTTTATTTAATCCAACATATTTAGCAGATGCAGTACTACCAAATTTAATATTACTTGATATTACTGCATTTTCCATAGTTTCTATATTCATTATTAACATTTACTCCTTATTATTTAATATATTTTTTAATTCTTGAATTTCTTTTTCAAGGTCATTTACTCTCTTTTTAAGTTTTTGTGATTGATTAATAGTTAATGCAATGAATTCTTCATAAATAAGACCATATTTTTTATCAAATCCATGATCTAATAAGTAATTTATAGAAGAATTATTATCATCTACTACATTACCATTTTCATCTTCCACAGTTTCTCTATCGTTACTTGTAATTCTGTCAATAGCAATACCACCAAAATCTTGATTTGTAAGACCAGCATTAGACAATGCTTCTTCAACTTCCTGAGCAATAAAACCACAATGCATTCTATTACTTGTTCCAAGTTTATAACGATAAGCCAATGGATTTAAATTATCAAAAAATGAATCATATTTGTCGTCCAATGTTATAAAGTCTTTCTTTAAATTTTTATCAGATGCTATCGTTGTACCTGTTGTACTATTATAGTTTATACTAGTACCTCTTAATACTGTTTGGTTATCACTGTAACCTACATTACAAACATCGGAACCATTAAGACCAAGTAAATCAATTATTTTACTACCATTAGCTATATAGCCTCTTACGTATTTTGTGTTATTTAAAACAAGACCAGCGGTACTAGTCAAACCTGCGATTTTTAGTCCACTTACAGTATAATTTGTTAATGTTAAAGTAGATGCATGTGTTGCTGAAAATGTTAAAGCACCACTTTGTGATAATTTTATACTATTACCTGCTGATGTCATTTCTGCATATCCAGAACCATTAGGAGGTGCTAATGATAATGAACTTCCCTGTGCTACTATAGTCAATGTACTACCAGAAAGGCTCATTCCATATCCACTAGAAAATTGAATATTATTACCTGGTACATTTAATGCACCATTTACTGTCACATCACTACGGAATACACTACTCCATTTAACATCAAATCCTGATGTTTCTGCGAATTTACCAAGAGATAATCCATCTTTATCCTTACGGAAATTTAATAAACAACCAGAAGTTGAAACAGTCACATCCTTTGTAACAGAAGTAAATGCATCTGTTATTGTGAAACGCACATTATATGACTTTGAAGTAGATATACCACCAGCTCCAATAACTGAAGCTGTTGTACTAACATTAGTAGCAGTTGACCATGTTGTAGCTGTAGATTCTTTATACATTACAGTCAATGTACATGTATTTTTTCCATTACAACTACTGTAACTGCTTGTTGGAACACTTACTTTTAAATACGTACCATCATCATTCAATGTTCCATCAGATGTACATCTCTGAGCAGTAACAGATGATATAGATGGTGTTTTATATTCATATACTGTAATAGATTTAGTAACTGAAGCTGAACGGTTTCTACTATCAGTTGCTTTTATAGTAAAACTTATAGTTCCACTTTCAGCTAAAGTTGGAGTTGTCCATGCGGTATCTGTTGTCATTGATTTATTATATTTACCATTAGTACCACCTGTAATAGTAATTGTTTTAATAGTTGAACTATAAGAACCACTACTTGAAGGTGTTATAGTACATTTTGATTTACCTTGCACATAAATTCCCCATGAAGATGGTACTGTACCATTAACCATTGCTATTGTAGCTGATACAGATGGAACTATAGATGAAGGAATCTTAAGAGTAAAGTTCTTAGAGACAGTACTACCGATTTTTGTACTACCACTATATGTTGTGACAGTAACTGTAGCTGTACCACTTGTTGCGCTTGGAATAGCATTCATCCATGATGTAGGTATAGCATATGAAGTTGATGTTCCAACACTAGTTGCACTATGAGTATAACTTCCTATTTTCCATGTTACTGTATGTGTATGAGTACTAACAGCTCTTGAGATTTCAACGGTACATTTATTAGTACCATCAACTTCTACTGAGCTAGTTACAGAAGAAATAGTTGAATTTCTTGCTATTTTAGTTAAAGCATGTGAATAAGATTGTGATGATGATGAAAGTGTACTACCATTTAAATCTATTGAAATATAAGAAGAAACAGATAATGTTTTACTTCCATCAGTTTTATGCTTAATATTTAATGTTTTAGTAAATAAAACTATGCCACTATTGGTGATTTTCTGGGATAAACCAACAGAGCTAGTATACTTAGTACCATCAATAGTACAATAAACTTTACCTGTACCATATGTTTCATAACCACTATTAGTTCTAAAGAACTTTACTTTTACAGTAACATTGGAGGTATTATTTTCAACAGATGTACTATTTTCAGTAATTGTTATTGTATATTTAACGTATTGATTATTGGTATCAAGATTACCAGAAGTCCATGACGCCATTTATATCACTATCCTTTCTTATTTTATTTTTCATGAAAAATAAAATTATCTCATAACAAGACCAGCAGTTGAATCCATTGATAATTCAAAGAATCCATTAGTATCGTCTCCAATAATAATAGAGTTAGTTACTTTGATATTATTAGATTCAATTTTATTATCATGAATTGAGGCTATGATAGTGTCGCCTTGATAAAATGCAATTTTGTTATTATCAATTTTTTGAATATATGTGTTACTACTGTAACCCATTTCTATTAATCCATCAACAAATCTGATATAGTCAGAAATATCTAATGTATCATTCGTATCTTTTATCATCTGTATAATCTCAGCATCTTTAGCTGTTAATAAATCATATTTATCATTTATATCTGTTTGTAATTTTCCATCCTCGCTCTCAACATAATTAATGGTTGCATACAAGCCTGAATTATAATCATCTTTATCATTCAGTTTGTCATCAATCGTATCAATTACTGACGTAATAGCTTCATTCAATTCATCATTGTCAATAGTCTTATCAAATAATTCAGTTAATTTAGTTCGTGTTATAGTACCATCGGTTCCCTCACCAACAGAATCATATAATTTTGTAATTCCAGCTGTTGATGTATCACCAGTAGGTTTACTTCCGATTTCACTCCAAACGTATGATGGTTTGGCTGATGCCTTTGCCCATGCATATACATCACTTGCAGGCATAGATGTTGGAAAATCTTCAATTTGAGATTTCGTATGTGAATGACTACTTGGAGCTGCTCCTATTGAAGATAAAGTAACAACAGGAGTATTTATAGTAATTTTACCCGCTGTATCAGAAGATACTGTGGTAGCACCTGTACCAATTATATTATGAGAATTAGCAAGTGTTTTACCATTGAATAAATTAAGATAAATACTGTTAGTTGAAGATGTTACAGCTTCATTTGTGGAAGATGTATTCTTAGAACCTACTACTAAAGTAGAAGTAGTATCCGTAAACCTAGCATCAGGTGGAACACTTGTAGCAATAGTATAACCACTATCTTTAACAGTATATCCGTTTGCACCCCATGTAACAATATGATTTTCTGTAGTACCCTCAGAAAGACCTTTAACTTGTTTATCATTAGTTACATTATCAAGACCAACACTAGAAGCTGTATAAGCAGGTAAATATGTTGAATTTATCTTATTATTAGTTCCAATAAGATTATTAGTACCATCAGGATTCTTTTTAAGATATGTACTAGATATAGATGCAGGAGTTAAATAGTCTGTTCCAGCTTTAAGTGCGTTCTGCTTAGCATTCCATGTAGTTCTTTCAGCAGCAGTAATGTGAGCAGTTGTATTATTTAAATGAATAGTTATAGGTGCTATATCAAAATCACTTTTTAAATAAGGACGATATGCAGTTACTTTTGATTGAGCCGTGGTTGGTTCTGTTTCAATATAAGTAATTTCAAATAATTTATTAAAATTATTTATTGGATTATTAAATCCGCTTACTACATCAACTATATCTATGCCTGAATAGTCACTAGCTGGAATAGTAAACCATAAATAATCATCTGCATCATAGCCAAAAACTATTTGCATACTGTCTAAACTACTACCTAATATAGTAGCTTTAGGACTGTACCAATGTTCCTTTGCAGTATAATAATTATATCCACTAATTACTAAATCAGTATTTTGATATTTTTGATATATTCTTACATATATAGATAACATCCAATTTGCTAAGGATTTTATCTTTATTTTATAATATCCCTTTGTATACATACTACTACTATAATAATGAAGATAGTTTCTAGGGATATCATTCATAGTAAGTTTTCTAAAAGATGCACTGCCATTACTACCATCTGGTGCAGCAAGAACAGTATTTGCAGTTCTACTTTCGTTTGTACCATAGTAATCGGTATGAGTATGTGATGACGCTGCTGCTCCTATTGATGAAGGAGTTATATTAATTGATTTAGCAGCACTACCATCATAAGTAAACATGCTTGTTCCTTCAGTTGTGCCACCATTAAATTTTACAACTAACGCATGTGGGTTCTTTAAAGAAGTAGGTATAGTTATCTTACTCTTCACGTAATTTGCTAAAGCACTAACAGAACGTCTATGATAGGTAGTTGTTGTAGTTCCACCACCAACATACTGTGAAATAAAATAATCATCATCTACTGGAGTATCTTTACCGATTGTTAATTGATTTAATAATGTTGAAACACCCGTTGCAGAAGTAAGAACTTTATTTTGGACAGGATTTGTACTTGTTGCACTAAGTGTAGAATCGACAGTGATATTATTAGCACCAGTTGCAATACCATCAAGTTTGGTTTTATCTGCAGCAGTCATAAGACCATGTTTCGACTGAGTTGCATCGTCATAAATAGTATTCTTATAATAAGGGACACCATTTATAACAGGTGAAGCTGTATATCCAGTTGCTGATGTAACAGTACTGGTTGTTAAAATAGCTCCCGCAGTTTTTGTGCCATTTGCAAGTGGGATATTAGCTACTCCTTTAGAAGCAATACTGGTACCATTTACTTGTACAGAAGTAATGGTACCAACAGCTCCCGTTGAGAGGTCAATCATATCAATTTTTTGCTTATCAGTAGCAGACATTAAACCAGAAGAACTGGTAGTTGCGTCATCTATACTACTTTTAAACGCTAATGAACCAACACTATCAATGACATCTTTAACTGTAACTGCAGAAGACGGAATGTTTGTATTTTTATGATCTGTCAGAAGTACATCTGAATCATAGTTAGTAGGATAAAGTATTTTTATAACTTGACCACTACCACTTTTTTCAACAGTTTTAATCTTGGTATGAAGATTTTTTTCAGTTATAGCCATCTTCGTGAACCTCTTTTCTATTAAGATTTTTTATATTTTAAATGAATTAAAGAAATCATCAACACGATGTTTTGTTTCAGGATTAATGTTCGCATAAATCGTATTATCATTATCTTTGATAATAGCAAAATTATGAGTTTTATCAATACCAACTATATCATCAGCTGTTAATTCAAATGATTCTAAAATCATTTGTGTATTTACATCTGTTTTACCAACAGATTCAAGTATCTCTTTAAGAGGAATCATAACATCTGCAATTTTATCTTTAACGGTATCAATCGCAGATTCTGTTACTGTTTTAATAGTTTTATTTATTGCTTTTGCTGTACCAACTATATGTGCTTCTTTATGTGATGGATACCATACTGCATCATAAGTAATGAGTCTTCTTACTATAACAGTAGGCTTTCCATTTATAAGTTTTAAGCTAGCGATGGCACGGCAACTAAAGCTAGGAGTCCAACCTGCTAATATTTCTCTTGCAAAATCTCTGCCTATATCACTCTGAGCCGATTGAATCGTACCTTGTAAAAGATTACCATTAATATGAGGATTCATAATCTTGAATGCTCTCATAAGTGGAGGTACATCCTGAATTCTCTCAGGAGATAATGGCTTATCTTTATACTCAGGTGTTGGATGATTGAACTCACCAAACCAAGCTCCATCTCTAAGTAAACATTGAATTTTTTCTTGCTGAATACAATCCCAGATATTATCAGCAAGATATAGTCTCTTGTTTCTATTTATTACACCAAAAGACTGAAGATTTGTATCAAACTTAGTATAAAACAGATTATTTGTATCACATACATCCATGTTTCTGACATTATTATCAATTGAACAGCTTTCTGATATATACATAAGTCCTAAATCTGTATCTTTCATTTTTAGCACATCCTTTCAAAAATTAGTAGGAATTTTATTCTTTATTTCATTGTTTTCTGTATAAATCTCTTGTTAATGAGAAAAAAATATTCGTAATTATATACTATTTTTATGTAATAAAAAGACAGATGATAAAGTCTTTAAAAACATAGAAAAGGAGAAAATCTATGAAACGAATACGTTTAGTTAACATCAAAAACGGCAAAGCTGATTTGCTATGTGATGATGTCATCGCAAATGGTGGTGCGAAGTGCATCGGTAAAATTGGAACTATTGACTTTAAAATCAATAGTGGTATAATATGCGCTGCTATTAATAAAAAAGGAACTCAGAGAATATCATATTCTATGAGAATACCTTTTACATTGAATGAAAATATATTACATCTTTTAATAAATGATGTAATCATTATTTTCGGTTATGAAATATATACCGATTTTGATGCATCATCAATTGAAAAAGAATATGAAGACATTAAAATGCTTTCACATTCATTTGTGGAGTATTTTGAATCTTTCATACAGTAAATAAAAGAGTGTGAGCTTTAAAGCTCACACTCTTCTTTTTTTATTTCAATATTAATTTTTTTACCATTATTGTAAATTAATATGTTTTCATTATCTGTAATTTTTTCTTGCATATCTTGAAGAACCTCGTCAATATCAATACTTGCCATTGTTACTTCAATTTTTAGCACATTCTTTGGAGAATCTTTATATTTTAAAGCGGATATATTATCACTATATTCTTTAAGTAACCAAAAAAACTCGATAAATTTTCGATATTTATTGGCAATAATTTCTTCAAAGATAGAAAAATCACCTTCAGATAATATTGACATATAAGCAGTCATTTTCTTCTTCATGGCTTTATCCCTTTCTTTTTTATCACCTAATAATATTTAATATCTTATAGTGTTTAAAAGAAAGAATATAATTACTATTTACTTGTTATCCTGTTCCTGATTTCTTCACTATTACGCTCATTTGTTTCCCTTTCCATTTCTTTGGCTTCATCCATCAACCTTTCAGCACGAGCCGAGCGAAGCTCTAGTAACCGTCTAAATGGTAATTCATACAAGATGTCGTGCAAACTTAATTCACCTTTAAATAAGGCTAAAGTTGTGTCTAGAAACCTTGAATATTCGTCACATCTATCTCGGTACTCATTAAGCGTTGATATGTCTGAAAAACCAGATCATCCATCGTAATTTCAAGGTCCTTAGTTACATTTCCACAATGTGGGCATACTACATTATTAAATGAAAATGCCGACTGATATTCTGAAGAGAACTTACTGGTAAGTGCACCAATTATCTGAATTTCTTCAGGAGAAATATTGTATATTGCTTCAAGAATTTCCTTATATCCTTCACAAATTGTGTATGATCCGTCAGCATTAGGAATTCTTATAGAACGAATAGCTGAAAGAAGGAGAATGTTATTCATATAAACTTGGTTTGGATCGTCACCAAATGCATTCTTAAATGTCTCTTCATCAAGAACAGGAATAAAGTTATAAAGGAATTCATATGCTGAAATAATACCCATTTCAACTATAAATCCTGAATGAGGAAGCTTAATATACTTCGAGTTATTAACTGCGGCATTCTTATGAATGTTATCATATTCAGATGCAGGAGCTGTAGAGAGTTCTTCCATTTTTTCCAAGAATTCCATACTACAATTATCGAGCTTGAGAACACTTCTAGTAGCAAACTCCCAATTGAAAGTCTTATCACATTCATTATTACCACAACGAAGTTGAATCTGCTGAATTTCTGGCTGTGTTGCAACATAAAGACCATATAATGCCATAGGTATATCAACATATGCAAATCCCTTTAAGAAATCTTCAAATGACTTAAATGGACCAACATTGATATTGAACATCTTATTGTAAATAATACTCAGTCTCTTATAGTATTGGTCTACAGTAACGTTATCCATTGAAAGTGAGATATCACCCATTTCACCATATGTAAGACCCTTCATCTGAGCTCTAAATCCAGAAGCAGGAAAACATATCGTAGTCTTAGAATTAGACATCTGATAAGCCTTAATGGAATCCTGGAATGAAATATCACTTTTCTTAGACTTGATACTTTCAATATCAAGTTTACTAACTTCAGTTAGACGAATCTCTTGTGCATCAAAAATCTTTTTCTTTTCATCATCAGTAAAATGAAAATCAGTTCCAAAACCAGTCTTATCTATTAAGATTTTAATAATATTATCCTTCTTAACAGCAAGTTCATCAGATGGTTTATCCGTAGTATTTTTTTCATTATTCGTATTTACATTTTCATTATTAGCAAGTACCTCTGCCTTTTCTTCATCACTTGCAAGTTTTGTATACTTTGATTCTTCCTCAAATGTAATATCATTATCAGTACGAATACGTACAAATCTAGGTGTAACCGGATTACCGTTCGTATCCTTATAATCAAAATATGCTTTATCATTTTCATCAAAGTGGACAGAATGAATCTCATTCATCATTTCGACATAGTCAGTTTGTGTCATAGCTTGCTTTATTACAATAACTGCTTTTCTTTTCTTCATAGTATCATCAAGTTCGGATACTTTATTTTCCATCTCTTCGACTCTTTCAGTAGTCATAGCCATATTTTCTTTTGGTCCTTGTTCAAGACCCTTTTCATATTCTTCTTTTGTTACAACAAGTCCATTTTCATGGGGAGCATTCATTGCAGCTTCGAGAGGACTCACTACTTTCTTTTCTTCTTTAACTGTTTCAGGGGCTTTAGCGGATGCTATAAGAGCATCAAGATCAATACTTTCATCTAATACTGCATTACCACCAAAAAAATCCTGATTCTTATTTGCCGAATTGTTTGTGTTAATTTCAGCCATTTTATTTTTCCTCCTTTAAAATTAAATATATTGTCTTTTTTCATCATTTGCTTGGAACTTATAAACCATTTGACCTTTTGCATTTAATGTTACACCAAGTGCAACAGCAATTTGTGTTTTATCTATAATCACTGGTAATTGGAATATTAACATAGACCGACCCATATAAGTTGTCTTTATTATATCAATATCACCAGACTCAACTAATGGAAGAAATTCACTACATTGGTTAGCAAGTATAGCTTTAATTCTTTCTACATTAATTTCATCTTCAAACTTATATAAATACTGAGAAATATCCATACCCAATGTTGGTATAGAAGGATAAAATCCTGGTTTACCAAATAATATAGTTAGTATATTATTTACATAAGTTTCTGTTTCACTTAATACTTTAGTTTTATTAAATTCATTAACACCGTAAGTAGGATCTACTTTAGCCATATTCTCAATCCTTTCTTTATTACAAGTGATTTATCACAATGTAATTTCTATAAATTTTTAATTCTATTAAATGATTGTCAAAAAACATTAGTATAAGCTTATTTAATACTCAGAAAGATGGTGGCACTATGAGTCAAAAAAGACGTATCAACTGTAACTTTTGTGATTCATATTTTTATGATGCTGAAGATATGGTTGCACATATAGAAAAAGAACATGATGAAATGATACCTAAAAATATGACTGCATGGCAATTTGTTTATGCTTTAAGAACAGGAAAATATAATGGTAGTTGTGTTATGTGTCATAAACCAACTGATTGGAATGAGAAAACACACAAATATAATAGATTTTGTAATAATCCAAAATGTAAAGAAAAGTATGCTGAAATGTTTAAAAAAAGAATGATTGCTAAGTATGGTAAAATTCATCTTTTAAACGACCCTGAACAGCAACGTCTGATGTTAGCAAAAAGAAAAATAAGTGGTAAATATAAATGGAGAGATCATGTTACAGAAACTCCTTATGTAGGAAGCTACGAAAAAAGTTTCCTTGAATTTGTTGATCATATGCTAAACTTCGACCCCAAAGATATAATTGCTCCATCTCCTCACACATATTATTATGAATATCAAGGAGAAAGACATTTTTATATTCCAGATTTCTATATTCCATCGTTAAATCTTGAAATAGAAATTAAAGATGGTGGAGATAATCCTAATAGAATGCCAAAAATAATGGAAGTTGATAAAGTAAAGGAAAAACTTAAAGACCAAGTTATGCTTTCTAATAGTTCTTCCATCAACTATCTTAAAATTATTAATAAAAAGAATGAGCGTTTATTTGATTTTCTTTCATTAGCAAAAGAAAAATTTATGAATGGAGATAATTCTAATATTATCATGATTTAAGGAGGAAATAAAATGATATCACAAATATTAGATAAACCAATCATGGAAATGGATAATGAAGATATAATAGATATAATAAATTATTATACTTCACTAAATCCAATATATAAATCAAATGTTGCATGTTATTATCCTGATTTATTAAGAAAATTATTCCATGAAAAAACTATGTTTGTAAGTAATTACAATAGTTTACGAGATCTCATTCCAGAAGAATTAATATATGCGGACCTCAATAATGAATATAGTAGTAAAATTAGTATTGAACGTGAGTATATAGATTTATTAAAACAGATTGAAAAAATGTCAGTTTCAGATAAAATCGTTCCATCTTTTATGAAAAATATTTTGAATACTGATGTAATGAATCTTAATAATATAGGTCAATTATTCATAAATATACATCCATTTGCATTGAATTCAAATAAATTTCAATCATCAAAATATATTCGATTTTTCTTTGAAAAAGTGCTTTATTATAAGTTAAAAGCTTATACCTCTTTGTCAAGGATATTTAATATATCTGAGAATAAACCAGACGATATAGAATATCATGTATCAAATGATAATATATGGTGGTTATATAGTAATATAATTAATTATATTCAATCAGATATAAATAGTGAAACGATAAATAAATATACTACAAATTTATCAATTTTAATATATTTTTTCATTTCATATTTAAGAATTAATATATTCGCTTATTCTAATATTTTCAATAAATATATCTACATGGTTCAGCATGATTTTGTTGGAGATACAGTTATAGATATAATTACGAAAAAAATAGCTAAAAATATATCGAATTACAGTAAATGTACTGATATACTTTCAACTATAGATTCATTGGATTTACCTGAAAATCTACTAGTTAAAAATTATGATATGAGAATGAAAATGGTAGTGAATACTATTCTTCAGGATCATTCAAATTCTCAAGTGGTAACAACTACAAATGATGATAAAACAATAAGCCTTTTAGATAATAGATATTTAATTTTTGGTTCAAATATAATAAATATTGATGAAGACATCAATACAATAATTGATTCCGTTAAGAAAACTTGTTTTAAAATTGAAATGAAGTGTAATGGAAAACAACGGTATGATTTACCAGAAAACTATATTTCATTATTACGTTATCAAAATTATCCAATATGTATGATAAAACCAAAATCTAACACTGATAGAGTAAAGTTCGTTTTATGGTATGAAAATTACAGATACGTTTTATTTACATTAAATGACGGATTCATTCATGGTTTATCATTAGATAAAGTTGATAATTCGGACACAATCCGTAACCATCTAAAAATTAAAATAAATGGAAATGAATATCAATTTTTATTTGATGATGATTTACTTCCGAATCATAGAGAGGATGATACAGATAATGATAACTGATGCTAAGAGAGCAAAAATGGAAAAATTAATATATGATTTTTTTGGGGCTATTGATAAATCTGGTACTAATGTAAAAAAATATAAAGAACTTTTTCAACCAATGAGTAATCAGCAATTTGATAATTATTTTAAAATGCTTTTTGCTGATGATAAGGCATATCTAATATTAGATATTGCTGATTATGAACATACGATTACATATGAAGATATTGAACGTGGGGCTAAAGCTTTAAATATACCTTTATTTGAGTATGTATATATGCCTCATTTAACAATGGATAAATCACGTGTTATTGCAACAAAAGAACCAGTTCCTGTTGGTTATATTAATATTAAAAGAACACAACAGACTGTTAGTAAGAAAAATGGAATATCAACTAATATTGATTCTCGTTCTGCTATTACAAATCAGGTTACAGGCGGAGATAAAAATGGTCGTGAATCAGACCTTGAGAATACTATGCTTGTATCACTCGGTCTTATTAATACATTACGTGAATTAAATGGACCACGTGCTGATGATAGTCACATGAAGAATGAAATGTTAAGAGATATTGCATTAAATGGATATACTACATTAGAAAATATGGAAGATGATGTAATGAATAAAACTACTCTTAATACTGTTTCAACATATTTTCTTGGTATGGAATTAAATACAGATTTAGTAACAAAAGGACTTATGTTACCATCTGAATTAAAGAAACAAATATAAAATAAATAAGAGATATGATAAATATTTATCATATCTCTTATTTTATCATTCATCAATTCAAAACATTGCATTAATAAAAAGGTGGTGATACAAATGTCAAAAGAAAAAAAGAAAAAGGTTGAAATTCAAACACAAGATGATTTCTTAAAATCATTTGATTCTAATGAATTATCATGGGACGAAAATGATTTAAAACAGACTTCTAAACTTAATGAAGATTTTGACCGTAAATGCCGACAAGCCATCATTAAAGCACAAAAACAACGAGAAAAACAAGATTTAAAAAAGATAAAAGAAAAGTATGGTAAACAAAAGAAAAAGAAAAAATTAATAGATTTATCTACTACAACTAAACAAATAATGCTATTTTTAATTATTAATTGTACTGTAGTAGAAGTATATGCAATGTTTACAATGTATCATTTTCAGGATTTAACAACATTAGAAGCATTAATATCTGCTGTTATTACTGAAACAATCGCTTTTCTTGTTTATTGTGTCAAATCTTATTTTGAAACTCGTTCTGAAAAAATGCATGAATTAAATATGTCAAAACTTAAAAATCAAAATTCATATGGAGAAGATTCTCCAACATATGATGAAAATGATTCAGTTGAAGATGAGTGTAATATAAATGATAATTCATCTTCTGATGATAATGATGTACCAGAGGAGGGAACAGGTAATGAAATCCTTAGTTAATTTTTTACAATGGTTAAATGATAACTGGTCTGCGATCATAGTTGTTATAGGTCTTATAGTAGCTTTAGTTATGAAAATTAAGTCATATCTAAAACTCTCTAATCAAGAAAAGATAGAAATTGCTTACCATGCTATTAAGCAAAGAATCCTTACCTACGTTAGTGATGCAGAAAAAGAATATGAAAAGTATAAAAAAGCAGGTTCTATCAAACGTGCTGAAGTAATTGATAAAATTTATAAGGAATATCCTATACTTAATAAAGTAGCAGACCAAACTGCTGTTACTACAAAACTTGATGAATTAATTGATGATGCTCTTGTAGATCTTAGAGCTGTAATTGAAAAGAATAGTTAATAAATAAAGACGGATAAATAATATTTATCCGTCTTTATATTATTTATGATAAAAACAATCTTTTAATAACGTAATATAATGGAATGAGGTGATAAAGAAATGACCATAGATAGAAAATTAATGATTAAATATTATAAGGAACTTAAAGATTTAATTATGGAGCATTCATCGTATATTAAAAAACGAATTGCTATCTTTCCAAAGAAAACGACTAGAAAAATACAACATCTTAAAATTAATGAATTAACTATTCAGGTAAATGGTGAGTCATTCTTATTACCTGATTTAATTAAAAAATTAAAATCAATATATAAAGATTTATTATTAGAATCAAAACCCCATAATTATAATTCAGTATTAAGAAATTATAAAAATGAAGCTAAAACTTCATTAAATATGAATAATACATATAATAAATATGAAAATATTCTTAATGCTAGATTTGATAATAATAAAGAAAAAATGCAATACTGGTTAGTGTCTTACAAAGCTATTGAATCATCCTTAAAAGCTAAGAATGTAAATGAATCTACTGACATAATATCAGATATATATTCATTAATAACAGAAGATACTGATATAGATTATAACAGGAGGGATACTATTATGGATATCATGGAAATGGTAAAAAAAGAAATGAATAATAAAGATAACGTTAATGAAATAACAGCATTATATGAATCTTGTGCTAATGGTGAAATTTCACTTGAAGAACGTGAAAATCGTATTGCTAGATTAAAATCTGATTCATACGCTTATGAAACAGATAGTGAATATAAGACCGAGTCAACTAATTTAACTCCTCATGAAATTTACGATAATATAGTAAGTAAACTTTATGAGCGTTGTAGTAATGGTGAAATCAGTGTATCAGAAAGAGAATTATATATTGAAAAAGCAAAGGAATTATATTTAAAATAAATAAAAAAAGAATGGTGATTTTTTCACCATTCTTTTTTCTGTATTTCTATGTTTTCACAACCTTCAAAAGCATACAGTCCTATTTCTTCGAGTGTGCTTGGTAACTTTACTTCCTTAAGATTTTTACAATCTTCAAATGCACATCCCCCGATTTTTTCTACACCTTCTGGAATTACGAGATGTTCAATACCTGAACCAGCAAAAGCATACAGTCCTATTTCTCTGAGTGTACTAGGTAACTTTACTTCCTTAAGATTAGTACAATCTGCAAATGCGGACATACCTATTGCTTCAGTTCCCTCTGGAATTGTGATTAAATTTGTACATTCATTTGTTTTCATAGATTAATCTCCTTCTATGTTTTAAAGACTTTATCATCTGTCTTTTTATTACATAAAAATAGTATATAAATATACTTAAAATACAGATAAAAAAGAATTAAAAGATTTATTTATGAGTAAAAAACAAATAACTAGTTCCATATCTTATAAGATTGAGAGATATAATAAGTGATAATAACTATATAGTTATAGTATATAATTACGAAACAGTTATTATAGATTGAAAAACAAGGAATTATATTTAAAATAAATAAAAAAAAGAATGGTGATTTTCTCACCATTCTTTTTTTCTTTATTTATTTATGTATCACCTCATTTCTCCAACGGAGCACTTTGCATCCGTTTGGGAGTCCAACATCTATACCCTCCCATTTTAACGTAAATAATGTAAGTTGAGGGTTGAACAGTATAACGTACTCTATATTTGGACAGTATGCGAATGCATCTGTACCAATAAAAGTACAGGTTGAGGGTATCACAACCCTCTTAAGTTTTTCACAGCCTGCGAACGCATATGATTCTATACGTTCGCAACCCTCAGGAATTGTGATTTCCTCAAAATTACAATTCCTAAATGCTGATCGACCGATTATTTTAAGTGTGCTTGGCAAGCACACTTCCTTAAGATTGTAAAAATCTTCAAAAGTATTATCTCCTATTATTTCAGTTCCTTCTGGAATTCTGATTATTTTTTTACGATCAAAAATTTTCATAACTATTTCAAAAATTTTCATAATTTTCTCCTTTTCTATGTTTTAAAGACTTTATCCACCTGTCATTAATTTTATTATTTACACTAAAATATTATATAAACACATATAATCAAAATATGGGATAAAATATGAAAGTTTGATTATAATATAGAATTTCAAAAAACAAAATATTAAAATTACATTACTTGATTTGAGGTGAAAAATATGAATATGTCAAATGTAATTACCCGTATAAAATTACAATTGGGATTAATGGCTAAAACAACACCATTTGAAAACCTAGATGAAACTATTTTAGATATTATACAAGATATTACAATACCAGTATTTTCTTTATATCATCCTTGTCGAGATAGAATGGCTATCATGACATCAGACTTAGAAAGAATTGAAAAAAGTGATATGTATGAAGTTTATTTGTTACCTGAATTTGCTAATAGAAAACTTCTATATGTATTTGATGTTACTTATGATGATTCATGTCTTTCTGGTTTAGGTTATTATGGTGGTGGTATGCCTTTAATGACTGGTAACCTAATAAATCAGACTATGTTAGCAAATGCTGGTGCAAGATTAATTTCTCAAATGATGCCAAAAATGACATTTAAATTTGAAGCACCTAGAAAGCTTTATCTTTATAATCTTTATTCAAGTTCACGAATTGTGCTTGATTTAGGTTTTGAGCATGATAAATCACTTGCATCTATTGATGAAACAAGTAGAGAATCATTTATGGAATTAGCATTATTAGATGTTAAATCTAATCTTTATCCAACATTACAAATGTATACAGAGTTAAACACTGCTATAGGTAATATTAATTTAAAACTTGATAAATGGGCGGATGCTGATTCTGCTAGACAGGAACTTATTAGTAAATGGGATGATACTTATCATCTTGATTTTCAACCATTATATTATATATAAAATAAAGAAAGAGAATGGATTATCTCCATTCTCTTTCTTTTATAGGTTATCATATTTCATAATAATAATTTCTTTACACTTCTTTTTCATGACTGGTAATATTCTTTTTAGCATATTATAACAATCAGGAATAGAGGTATCAACTGGATAAAACATAAATGTATCATCATCTTTTGAATACTCTCTTAAACGCCCTCTCAACTGGTCTGCTAATCCTTTAGAACCAATTGGTTCAAGATTAATTAGTACACGTAGTCCTTTAATATCATCACCTTCACCAATTGATTTAACTGTAGAAGAAATAATATCAGCATCATACGCCTGTTTATTTACTTCTTCACTATTTTTACTATGAACAGTTGATATTATTTTTGTTGTATATTGACTCATCTTTTGAGCTATATAATTAACTGAATCAATCTTAGGAGAAATGACAAGTGTCTTTCCTTCTAACTGTTCAGTTTGTTCAAGTATACGTCTTAGCACCTTTAATATAGTTTCATTTTCTTCATTCAATGCATAATCAATAAATTTATATGAAGAAAAACCATGTGCATTCCTTATATTAATTTGGTCATTGATTGAAATATTACTTTGGTAATATATTACTATAAAAACTATATGCTTTCTTTTTTCTTCATAATTCATAGTTTCTTCCCCGAATCTATATAATGAAGAATAAGCTTTTTTATATAATCTTACTTCAACAGGGTCACTTCGAGTGAATGTAGCTGTAAGATAAAAAGATTTAGTAACATTAGAAAAAAAGTCAATCATTAAAGAATTTTCAAAAAACTTATGAGCTTCATCTATTACCTTAATTCCAACTCTAATTTTTATAAAAAATTTACGTATTTCTTGCCACCCATGAATTCGTGCATAACTATTAATTGTCTGATGATTTACAAAGTAAAAATCAGCTTCTATTTTTCCTTGTAGTATAGCATCTATAGTTTCAGACCCTTCTATATCACAAATACGACTTGGATCAACATTACTCATTTTAAGGATACTATCAATCCATTGCTCTTTTATTTTTTGCTTATGAGTAATAATTATAGATTTCATTTTATAATACATCATAGCATATATTGTACAAAATGTTTTACCATCACCAGTATCAAGATTAAGTCCAAATTGAGAATATGATAGACCTTTTTTAAATCCCTTTTGTGAAGTTAAAAAATTAATTGCATCTATTTGTATATTATCTCTTGGTTCATATAACATCTTTGCATTATGAATTTTCGAATAGTTGTCGTAATTTGTCATCATAATTGGAGTAGTATTAAAAGTTTTTTCAAGAAATAATAAATTTGCACCACGTGGTAAATACAGTATGTTATTTTCTATATAATAACATACTGGAATATATTTATGGGTTATTTTATCATATTTCGACATTCGTTTTTCTATTACAGGTTGGTCTCCCTCTCTATAAGGAAAAATTTCTATATGACTATGATAAACACGTATTTGTGCCATTATCTTTCACCTCTTATATAAAAAAATAGGCAATGAATTTTTTTCTTTCATTGCCTATTATCATGATTATCTGTGTCTAAAGATATTAGAACGACTATTGCCGAACATATCAGAATAGTCATCATCATCTCTATCTCTTCTTGTATTTCTTGAAGAGTTATTATTTGTATTCGATGAACCAGCAAAACTTGATGAAATTGCAACGACCATGTTTATGAGAATTTCATTCTTATCTTCCTGACTAAAGTCACGAATAACATTAAGAATATCTTTCTTAATTGATGGTGTTATTTCACCTTTCTTTGCTTTGTTTACTACGACTTCAGCTAATTCATTAGCTGCCTTTTTCAGTATCTCTTCTTTGGTTGATACTAAACCACTAACTACTGTTTCCGCTTCCATAAATTTTTTTGCCATAATAAAAACTCCTTTTTTTAAGTTATTCAAAAGTTGTTATAACCTTTTATATTAACGTATAAGTTGTCATAAAAGGTTATTTCTTTAATTTTTTCCGTTCATCTGTATGCTTGATAAACCAATCAAAACATGAAAAATCTCCTTTATCATGATGCCATTTTCCTTCTTTATCAATTATAAAAGAGTTTGCTTTATCAGCTTTAAAAACATCAATTATCCATTGTAATTGTTTTACAACAGATGAATCTTTTAGTGAAATCAATGTCTCAACACGTTTATCAAGATTACGTGTTAATAAATCAGCAGATGATATATAATACTCAGGACTATTGTCATTCTTAAAATAATATATCCTACTGTGTTCAAGGAATCGTCCTACTATTGATTTAATGAAAAGATTTTTTCTCGGAACGATACTACATACACCACGACAAATAATATAAACATGAACACCTTTATCAGCAGCCTCATAGATTTTCTCAGCCATTATTTTATCAGAAAAAGAGTTAATCTTCATAAAGATTTCAGCTTTCTTTCCCTTTTTAGCATTAGAAATTTCTCTATCAATGCATTTGATAAGGTTCTTCCTTAATGTTACAGGAGCATAGTAAATTTTCTGTAATTTTTCATCTGGACTAGAGTAACCAGATAGTATATTAAATATATGAAGTAAATCCATACCAATCTTTTGTTTACTTGTTAGATAAGATATATCGGTATATAATCTTGCTGTTTTTTCATTATAGTTTCCAGTTGCTACATGAGAATAAATTCTTAGTTTTTCACCCTCACGACGAATAACAACACATAATTTACAATGTGTTTTAAGATACTCTAATCCAAGAATAACATTTGCTCCTGAATTTTTTAACTTTGACACAAGTCGAATATTATTCTCTTCATCAAATCGAGCTTTAATTTCAATAAGCACTGTTACTTTTTTACCATTTTTAGCTGCATCACATAATGCATTTACAATAGGTGAATCTATTGAGGATACTCTATATAGTGTTTGCTTGATAGCAACAACATTCTTATCTATAGCAGCATGTTGAATAAACTTAACAATTGTGTCATAACTATCATATGGATGATGAAGAAGAATATCTTCATTTCTTATAGCCTCGAATAAACTATAATAATTCTCATGATTTTCATATATAAACGGAGTAAAGTTTTTATATGACTCATTTTCAAGAATTGGTTTCATAAATCTTTGATAATAAAGTACCCTCGAATTATAATGATAATGACCATTTGGAATTTTAAATATATTCATTAATATATTTAAAAGTCTTTCTGGACTATCTTTTGATAAATCAAGAAATAATGCTTTACTATGCTCTCGTTTTTTCAATGTCTCAGACATTCGATCTACTATAAACCGACTAGTATCATGTGATAAAATAACAGAGGCATCTTTTATAACTCTAAAAATTCCCCTGCTTACAATTTCTTTATTTATGAATAAAGTGTCAGACATAAAATGATAGATGATATCTTCCACCATTATTATTTTATTACCAAATTGATATATTTTATCGATTTCTTTACCAATTGGAATAATAATAACTTCTTCAATATTTCCATGCATGATTGTAACAGCAATACAGAGTTCACCACTCGGAATATAAGGAACACTGTTTATTGAATTTATTTCAATTGGAGTTAAAAGAGGAAAAATATTATTGATATAAATATCATATAATCTTGTTTTTTCCTTTTTTGATAAATCAGAAATTTTCGGAAATTTATATCCACGTTCACCAAGAGTATCCTTTAACATTTTATAAGCTTCATTTTGTTTATCTTTAAATTTCTTTAATTTCTTTAATATAGCATGATATGGTTCTATTTCCTGTTCATTATATGCATTAGCAAAACGAACAGAAATAAATTCGTCGGTATTGCTACCAGTAATACCGACGAATTTTAATCGTTCATTTAAAGGAACATTTTTTGAGAGAGCACATGAAAGTACCCTCTCGTTAAAATCAATAAGTGATAACTCACGATTAATAAATGCTCCATGAACTTTAATCTTTTTATTATATTCCATTTCATACTTATCAAGATTAAATTTCATTAAAAATTTCTCCTTTTATTTTTTATTTATCTTATTTTTATAAATCCTTTTAATGATAAAATTTATTATAAAAAGTATAACTAAACTACATATAATGAATATACACATTAAAAAGATATAATACTTCATTATATGAAGTAATGTAAATGCAGGCATATCATCTAATATGATATATGCTAGAATTATAACTAAAAATAAAACTAAGATTGTTAATATGATGTTTTTCTTCATCTGATGTCACCTTCCCGCTTACTTTTTCTTACTTGAAAATATAGATGATATAACTATTATTGCAACAAGTCCAATACAAAAGTATTCTATTAACTTACCACTTATAGTTATAAAAGCAGAAAGGATTAAACCTAAAATAATTAGTACCAAAATAGATAAAACTATCATAGTACCAGTTCCTAGTTTTCTTATAAAATTAAACATTACTATTCTCCTTATATATTTATTTTTTCTTTAATTTACGTAGAATATCTGCTTTGTCAGCTTCATCTGCGGTCATAACTACGTCTTTATAACTATCATAAACTAATGGTTCTTTTAACTTGTCTAAGCTGTCTTTTCCGTTGTCCCATACTATAATACAGTAGTCGATACCTAAGAGCTCAGCCCAGTTTCCAAACTGTTTAGTTGACATCTTACTTTGATTATTCAAAGCCTGCTTCATATTTGAAAGATCAAATGCTTTTTCGCATTTTGATTTATATCTAGCTATGTCAACATTTTTTTCAATGATGACATGCTTAATTATCTTTTTGAGAGGGTCATCGGCTTCATGCATCGTTGGTACAAATATTTGTGACTTTGCATTCATGTCATTGATAGCCTTCTCATCATATAACTCAACATCATCGTTGATAGTGTTAAGTATAACACTCATATTTAAACTTCTCAGATTTTTAACTGAGAACTCTTCCATTATCTCGTCAATAGGATGAGAAAAATTTATTTGCCCATCAGTAATCCAAAAATGTGGATACCTATTCGAATCAACTGGTTTACTAGAACCAGCATAAATCCAAACATGATTATCATTTGGGTTTATATAACCTTTGCCAGTAATATATATACCAACAACTTTGTCATTATCGACTTTAATATAATCGACAACTTTGATTGTTCTGTCTTTGACAGAAATGAATTGTGGGAATTCTATCATAACTTGCTCCTTTTCTATGTTTTAAAGACTTTATCATCTGTCTTTTTATTACATAAAAATATTATATAAA